TGCTAGGAGTACGACATGGGTAACTTTATTGAAAATGGGATTAGAGGTATTGGTGATGCCGTAAGTGGGCTTTTTGGCGGCTCCCGTGGCTCTTCAGGCCCCAGCGTTGGTCGGCAAGTAGAAGAAGCTGCTAGGCAAAAAGCTATTGCGGATAGGTACGCTGACTCTGCACAAGGTGATTTGACTGAAGACCAGATGAATGAATTGCGGGCCAAGTCAATCTTTAATTCCCCCAACGTCGCATCTGGGCGTGGGATGATTTCAGGTATGAAGAAGGGCGGTTCAGTCTCTGCATCGTCCCGTGGTGATGGCATAGCCCAGCGCGGTAAAACTAAAGGTAGGATGTGCTAAATGAATGATACACACGACACCGTTAAAGACATCCTTGATGTCGCTGCCGTTTTTTCAACCATCGGCGCATTTTTGGAATGGATTTCACCTGTGTTTGGTCTTATCGGAGCCATCGTAGGTGTGATGCGCATCATTGAGATGGCTACTGGCAAGTCCTTCGCAGAAGTTATCAAGTGGAAAAAGAAAGCTGACGATGCCAGCGACAAGCCTTAAACAAAAAAAATTCATGGATGCTGCGGCGCACAATCCGTCGTTCGCTCAGCAAGCAGGAATACCTCAGTCCGTTGCAAAAGACTTTAGCGGTGCAAGCAAAGGAATGAAGTTTGGTAAAGGCTCTACGTCGCGGCCTGATTTGCAACGTATCAACAAACCTGAAACTAAGCAGGGCAAGAACGAATTGTTCAAGAAAGGTGGTGACACTATGGCTACTAAGATGAATCCCGGTTTTATGGCAATGATGGCTAAGAAAAAAGCTGGAGCCAGCGGCATGAAAAAGGGCGGCATGAGCATGGCTGCTTTTGAAAAGTCCGGCAAAGACGTTGAGAAAAAAGGCGTCAAAGAGGGTTCCAAAGCTGACATGGCAATGGACAAAAAGCAAATGATGATGAAGAAAGGCGGCGCTACTAAGAAGATGGCTTCTGGCGGCTCTGCTTCTGCCCGTGCTGATGGTGTTGCTACCAAAGGCAAGACCCAAGGCAAGATGCTCAAAAAAGGCGGCATGGCCTGCTAAGGAGTAATCCATGAACAACAATGACTTGGCGGCTCTCGCCGCACTAGGTGCGATGGGGTACATGTACAAGAATCACCTTGATAAACAAGGTGCGGGGCAAGATACGCCCGCTGCTGGGTCTACCGAGGAAGTTCCATTTACTGGAAGTGATTCTGGGTATAACAGGCCATATTACCCCGCCACTGGTGCAGGTGAAAACGTAAATATGGCAGGGGCCATGCGGGGTAATAGTGGTGTAGGTACTGGAGGTATTCGTGCCCGTGATGTAGTTTACGGCGGGGGTAAAGGTGGCGGTGGCGGTGGCGGTGGCAAGGGCGCAGCAAAAGTTCCATTTACCGGAAGTGGTTCTGGGTATGACAGGCCATTCCCTTCCGGTGCTGCCGAAGAAATCCCATTTACTGAAAGTGGTTCTGGATACGATAGGCCATTCCCTTCTGGTGTCGCCCCCGAAGAATCAGGTGGCATGGGCGCGGCTGGTATTGGTGCGGCTGGCCTAGGCGCTGCTGGCGCTGGTGCGGCTGCTTACTATGCAAAGGTAAAAAGAGAAGCCCGACTAGCAGATGAAGCCCGCGCAAGAATGAAAGCGGAAGCGCAACGGGGCATCCTCAAAGACCGTACGCAAACAGGAGTTGACGAAGACCGCGATGCTAGAGCCCGTGCGCAAAACGAAGCCGACCGTGCTGCTAGAGCCCAAGCCCAAGCCGACGCTGAAGCAAAGAGCCGGGCAACTCAAGCTGAGATTGATGCAGAGTTACGAAAAAACAAAGTGGTGCGTAACAACATCAATGAACGCGCTGCGGTATTAAACAAAGATATGTGGGCAGCGGGGCCAACTGTTACAAGTGAGACTTCTACCAAAAAACGTGCACCCGTAGTTGATACAACACCTACGGATATGGATGACTTCAACCGGATGCTGCGGGAAAGTCGGGTAGGGCGTACTACTAGTGCTCCACCTTCAACCTCAACTTCAGCACAGACTAGTGCGGATACCCAAACGAGGGAAGATAAAAAAGCGGCTAAAGCACGGGCACTGCTAGAGAGTTCGGGTACTGCTCTTCCTGTCCCAACTACCACTGCCGCTCCAACAGAAAACGCTGCGCGGTTGGATGCACAAAAAAAAGCTGCGCTTAAAGCCGCAGATGCGCAGTTAGCTGCTATTTTGAATAGTAAAGAAATGGCAGATAGTGCTTGGAAACAACCGGGAGAAACGGATGCTCAAGCTGCTGCGCGTAAAGCCAAAGCTGCGGAAGTTAAAAACAGCGCTATAGAAGCACATGGAAAACAAGTTGCGTCTATCAGGGCCGGTAAGATTGGTGCAGCAGTTAGTCTTGGATTGATGGGTCTTGGTCTTGGCAATGCCGCCAACGCAGCTACTAAGATGGACACAGGAGAACGTGAGCAACTTACACGCGATGTATTGGAAGGGCTAATAACACCACTTGGGTTAACACCCTCAATGGCTGGAGAAGGTTCTGATTTGTACCCCAGTAAACCTCTTTCCTATGCAGAGAAACAAAAGAGGTGGAAAGCCTTTTTGGCAAACATGTCCCCAGCGGATAAGAAAAAAATGGAAGAGAGTCTTGCGTATCAAAACAAGGATAACTTAACCTTCCAAGACTTCAAAAACTTCATCATTTCCAAAAAAGCTGGTGGTGGGCAAATCAAAGCTAAGAAAATGGCTTCTGGTGGCATGACTTCAACTGTGTCTTCTGCTTCTAAACGTGGTGACGGTATTGCTTCCAAAGGTAAGACCCGCTGCAAACTTTACTAAGGACTAAAAATGGCTGATAGTGGTAAAAAACCCTCTAACTACAACGATGTAGCAGATGAAAAAACTCGTAAGAAAGCCAATAAGGCTTATGAGGATGCTTCAAAAATAGGGCCTGAAAAAGACTTTGTGCCCGCTTACGGTGGTGATGCCCAATACGAAAGAAAAAGACGCGACAAGTTAGCAGAGCAAGCGCAACAAGCGCGGGAAATGGGGCGGGAAGAAGGCATTAAACGCCAAAAAACCGCATCAGAACGTGGGGGTGTATTAGGTACTCCTATGGCGTATGTTGAAAGAGCAGGACAGTTCATCGGAGATAAAGTTGATGATGCCGATGCCTATTTGTCCGATAAACTAGGTATGGATGAACGCGCTACTTTTAAGAGAGGTATGCGCCAAGGGTTGCAAGATGAGGGCTACGCCAAAGGCGGCTCCGCATCCAGCCGTGCGGATGGCATTGCTCAGCGTGGAAAGACTCGCGGCACGGTAGTCATGTGCGGCGGTGGGATGTACAAAAAATGATGGCCTCTCGCGGCATGGGCGCTATTAGCCCATCCAAAATGCCCAAGGGTACTAAGACTGCCCGACGGGATAACACCGACTTCACGCAATACGCTGAAGGCGGGGAAACTGCTGCGGAAAAAGTCAAGGCTAAAGAAAAAACCGATGCTGAAGAACAAGCATTAAAGCAAGATAAAGAACCTAGGGTAAACGGGTTGCCTCTCTCGTTTGATGGCATGGCTGGAAATGATGCTTACGGCGGTTTTGGTGCAAGTGGTAGGGCTACATTTACTTACCCCCTAACAAAAAATTCTAGTCTTCAGGCATCAGTTGAGGGTGGTGGGTACAAACCTAAAGACCAAGAAGGCAAATGGCAAAATAGCAAATCGGCTATAGAGTACAACTTGCGCTTCAAGGATGGTGGCAAGGTCAATGCTGCGGGAAACTACACCAAACCAAGTCTGCGTAAACGCATCGTAGCCCAAGTGAAAGCTGCGGCTACACAAGGAACGGGCGCTGGACAGTGGTCAGCGCGTAAAGCACAGCTTGTAGCCAAGAAGTACAAGGCTGCTGGTGGGGGATACAGAGATTGAAAGCACCACAGCAATCCCTAAAGAACTGGGGCGACCAGAAGTGGCGCACTAAGTCGGGAAAGCCGTCGTCAAAAACAGGTGAGCGATACCTCCCTGAAGCTGCTATAAAGTCCTTGTCCACAGCCGAGTACGCTGCAACCACCAAAGCCAAACGGGCGGGTAAAGCAGCAGGTAAACAGTTTGTAGCGCAACCCAAGAGCATTGCAAGTAAAACAGCGAGGTACAGATAATGGCTGAGAAATGGATTCAGAAAGCAATCAAAAACCCCGGTGCACTACGTGCATCGCTCGGTGTGAAGGGTGATAAGCCTATTCCCGCTAAGAAACTTGCTAAGGCCGCAAAAGCCCCCGGTAAGATGGGCCAACGTGCCCGTCTGGCTGAAACCCTTAAAGGTCTGAAGAAATAATGGCTAATACCTCCGGCTCCACAGCTTTCAACCTTGACCTCACTGAGTTGGTCGAGGAGGCTTTTGAGCGGGCTGGAAGCGAGCTACGTACGGGCTATGACATGCGCACGGCGCGGCGCAGCCTCAACATAATGTTTGCTGACTGGGCGAACCGTGGCATCAATCTGTGGACGATTGAGCCGGGCACAATCCAATTGGTGCAGGGGCAGAACACCTACCCCCTACCGGATGACACGATTGACTTGCTGGAGCATCTGATTCGTACGAATGCCAACAGCACTGCCAATCAGGCTGACCTGACCATTACCCGCATCAGCGTTTCTACCTACGCGACTATCCCTAACAAGTTGACCCAAGCGCGGCCTATCCAGCTTTGGATTCAACGGTACAACGGGCAAACATCAGTTGTAGGGTTAACCCTAAGTACTTCAATTTCAAGCACAGCCACAGAAGTTACCCTGAGTTCTACTGTGGGACTACCCGCTTCTGGGTTCATCAAGATTGATTCAGAGACCATCAACTACGGGTACATAGACGGGAATACCCTATATAGCTGCTTCCGTGGGCAGAACAACACTACCGCCGCTGCGCACACTTCTGGGACTACTGTCTACTGGCAGCAGCTTCCCGCCGTGACCGTCTGGCCTACACCTGACAACGCGCAGACATACACACTGGCTTACTGGCGGTTGCGCCGTACCCAAGATGCTGGCGGCGGTGTGAACATCATGGATGTGCCGTTCCGGTTTATCCCCTGCATGGCAGCGGGCTTGGCGTTCTACATTGCAGGCAAGATTCCTACCGGTATGGAGCGCCTACCCATGCTCAAGCAGCAATACGACGAGACTTGGGAACTTGCGGCGTACGAAGACCATGAGAAAGCGGCCCTGCGTTTGGTGCCGCGACAGACCTATATCGGGCGGTAGTCATGGGCAATAGATTCGCTTCCGGTAAGAATGCGATTTCAGAGTGTGACCGTTGTGGTCAGCGGTTCATGTTGAAGGTTCTGAAGACGGAAATTATCAAGACAAAGAACTACAATCTGCTGGTGTGCCCAGAGTGCTGGGACCCCGACCAGCCCCAGTTGCAATTAGGCATGTTCCCGGTGGATGACCCACAGGCTTTGCGTAACCCGCGTCCTGACCGCAGCTACGTGACTTCTGGGCTGGATACCTTGGGTTATCCCGCTGGGGGTAGTAGGGACATTCAGTGGGGCTGGAGCCCTATTGGTGGGGGTGGTAGCGTTGATATAGGTTTGACTCCCAACTACTTGGTCGGAACCACGAGTGTTGGTACAGTAACAGTAACGGTTTCATAGGAGTCCATGATGGCTAAAGAAGGCATGAAAAGTGATATGGCGCAAGATAAGGCCATGATTAAGAAGGCGTTTAAGCAGCACGATGCTCAAGAGCATAAAGGCGGCAAGGGCACTTCGTTGAAGCTGAAAAAAGGTGGCCCGACTACGGATGACCGTATGCGTCTTGGTCGTAACATGTCACGTGCAGCAAGTCAAAAAACGGGGTAAATCATGGCATACAGTATGAAAAAAGGTGGCAAGGAAGTTGGTCAAGCCAGCGTCTACGCGCCTCCACACACGATGGACGGTAAGTCAATGAAGGCTTCTTCGACCCCCGGCAAAGAACCCAATACAAGCAAATTGGACAGTTTGGACATTAGCCTTGGTGGGTTGAGCAAGTCTGCTGGTGATGAGCAAGTCAAGACAACAGGTATCAAAATGCGCGGTACTGGCGCAGCTACCAAAGGCTTGATGTCAAGGGGCCCAATGGCATGAACTACTCTGAGCTTTCGGCGGCGATACAGACCTACACGGAAAACAACTTTCCGACGATTACCCTTGCGGATTCGTCTACGGTCTCGTCTACGACTCAGATTAACCGAATCATCCAGCAGGCAGAACAACGCATCTATAACACGGTGCAGTTTCCTTCGTTACGTAAGAACGTGACAGGGACTATTGCAGCAAGTGCCAAGTACTTATCTGCCCCGGATGACTTCCTCGCTCCTTATTCAATGGCAATCTACTCGGGTTCTGGCCCGTACACGTACCTGTTGAACAAGGATGTGAACTTTATCCGCGAAGCCTATCCAACGCCGACTGACACAGGCACGCCCAAGTACTACGCGCTATTTGGCCCTACCGTTGCAAACTCTGTGGTTACTACAGAACTGACGTTCATCATTGGCCCTACACCGGATGCAACGTACTCAACTGAGTTGCACTACTACTACTATCCCGAGTCAATCACCACAGCAACCACGACTTGGCTGGGCGACAACTTTGACACCGCGCTGCTGTATGGTTCGTTGGTTGAGGCATACACCTTTATGAAGGGTGAAGCCGACTTGGTTGCGCTATATGACGGCAAGTACAAGGAAGCTCTTGCACTGGCTAAACGTCTGGGCGATGGTATGGAGCGGCAGGATGCGTACCGCAGTGGTCAGTTTAGACAGGCGGTGACATGAGCATTGTCCAAACGCAGACCACCAGCTTCAAGAAGGAGTTGTATCAGGCCGTCCACAATTTGTCCACGGACACGCTCAAGATTGCGCTGTACACAGGCAATGCCAACTTGAACGCAGACACGACTGTATATACAACAACCAATGAGGTTGTAGCGTCTGGCTATACAGCGGGCGGCAATACGTTGACTGGGGTGGCTATCAGTTCTTCGGGCTACACAGCCTATGTGAACTGGGCAAATACGTCTTGGACGGCGGCAATCACGGCCCGGTGTGCTTTGATTTACAACGCCTCGCAGAGCAATAAATCCATCGCAGTGATTGACTTCGGGGCAGACAAAACCTCGACCACGACCTTTACAATCACCATGCCTGCCAACACTTCCACCACCGCACTTATCAGGAGTTCAAATTGATTGTCACTACGACCAAAGGCGAGATGGACGACTCCTTGCTGGAACATCGTTCTGGTGAAGTGGACGACGACAATGAGTTCACTACGTGGACGGAATACTGGCTGGATGGCGAATTGGTTCATCGGTCAGTGCATGTGACGTTGAAAAAGATGCCTCCACTAGGTGGCGAAACCGGTACTTTTTAAGGATTTATCATGGCAAACACCGCTTCAATGTGTACCTCCTTCATGGGGGAATTGCTGACTGCTACACACAACTTTGGCACAGCCCCTATTCGTGCAGCTACTACCGCTGATACATTCAAAGGTGCGTTGTACTTGACAACCGCAACCATCAATGCGGCTACTACGGCTTACTCCGCTACTGGCGAAGTATCCGGTACTGGGTATACCGCTGGTGGGGTATCAATAACTAACGCTACGGCTCCTTCGTCTACCAACAGTTCGTCTACTGCGGGTGTGGCTTACTGGACTCCGTCAGCCTCAATTACGTATTCTTCGGTTACCTTATCTACAGCTTTTGACACGGTGTTGTTGTACAACTCTACACAGAGCAATAAGGCCGTGGCTGTTTACACGTTTGGTAGTCAGACCATTACCGCTGGTACGTTCACGTTGACCATGCCGTCTAACACCACGACTACTGCTTTGTTGCGGTTGGCTACGACGTAAGGATAGTTTGTGTCTCTCGGCTGGGGCGACAGTACTTGGGGCGCTAACGGCTGGGGCGGTACTCTTGCAGCGACGGGAGATATTGCTTCGGGGGCCGTGGGAACGGCTACTCCAAGTATTACGGTTGCCCTTGCAGGCGGGTCAGCTACAGGTTCGGTAGGCACAGTTACCCCAAGTCAGTCCGCAACAGAAACTGGGGATGCGGCAAATGGTTTTGTAGGTACAGTTGGGTCGGTTGTTACGGTTGCATTAGCGGGTGTTGCAGCTTCAGGAGCGGTGGGTACGGTTACCCAAAGTTATTCTTTCACGCTGACAGGTAATGCAGGTACAGGTAACATTGGGACAATTTCTCGGGGAACCACTTCTTTTGCCCTGACAGGTAATGCGGCAACCGGTTTAGTAGGAACCCTAACAAGGGATGCATCGTTTGCTTTGACAGGAGTGTCAGCAAGTGGAGCGGTAGGAACTACAGTACCCGGTAAGTCTTTTACGTTGACTGGGGTTGAGGCTACAGGTGCGTTAGGTTCTCCGATTGTCCCCCTGTTACCGGATACGGCGATAGGTTCAGTTGGCACGGTTGGGTATGAGACGGTTGTTGCATTGTCTGGCGTATCTGCTAGTAGTGCAATTGGCTCCATGAGCCTTGGACCGAGAAGTTTTGCGCTTACGGGCAATTATGCCCAAGCTGATATTGGAGTTGTTGTGGCGGTTTACTGGAAGCTAATTAATGACGTGCAAGACGCAAACTGGCAAAAGATAAACAACTCCCAAACGGCAAATTGGACTACCATAGTAAATTGAGGTAACAAATGACTACTGCATACACCTCCCTCTTGGGTCTCGCCCTTCCGGTGACGGGCGAACTGTCGGGTACGTGGGGCGACACGGTTAACAACTCCATCACATCGTTGCTGGACTCTGCCATCGCTGGCACGACCACGCTCAGTTCTGATGCTGACGTAACCCTAACGACCACCACTGGAGCCGCCAACACTGCGCGTGAAGCAATCTTGCTATGGACAGCAGGGGGCACGGTAACCCGCAACATCACAGCCCCGGCGCAATCCAAGGCTTACTATGTCATCAATGCAGGTTCTAGTACCCAAAGCATCGTGCTGCGTGGGGCAGGCCCCACCACTGGGGTAACTATCGTCCAAGGTGAAAAAGCGGTTTGCGCTTGGAATGGTACTGATTTTGTAAAGGTTGCATCTACGCAGGCCACCGCACTCACAGGCATACTGCCAATTGCAAACGGCGGTACAGGAGCTTCCACTCTGGCTGGAGCGAATCTTCCCGTTACAAACGTGGCAAACACGTTTACAGCTACGCAAACCTTGAGTGGTTCTTCCAGCGCAGAGGCTTTGGTCACACCCAACATTGCCGAAGTAGACACCATCTCCGCGACTGCGGCAACCGGCACAATCAACTTTGACATCACCACCCAGTCGGTGCTGTACTACACCAGCAACGCATCGGGCAACTGGACGCTCAACTTCCGTGGTTCCAGCGGTACAAGCCTGAACACGCTGATGTCCACAGGCCAATCCATCTCTGCCACCTTCCTCGTTACCAACGGCTCCACGGCCTACTACAACAGCGCGGTGACCATTGACGGCACATCGGTGACCCCGAAGTGGCAGGGCGGCTCTGCGCCCACCAGTGGCAATGCAAGCTCGACCGACTGCTACACCTACGTCATTCAAAAAACAGGAAGCGCCACCTACGTTGTGCTGGCCTCGCAGACCAAGTTCGCCTAAAGGATAGTTGATGCCACGCCTATCAAAAATCGGAGCCGCTGCGCTTGCTGCCTTTGGCTGGACTTTGGGAGCAACATCCGTCTCTGCAAGCTACCTTGTTGTTGCTGGCGGTGGTGGTGGCTACATTGGCGGCGGCGGCGCTGGGGGTTTTTTAACTGGTACAACTACTCTAAACACCACTTTGTCTTACACGGTGACTGTTGGCGCTGGTGGGGCTACAAATGCCAATGGAGGCAATTCCGTCTTCAATGCAGTTACAGCGACAGGTGGCGGCGGCGGTGCAGCTGGTGGGGCAGCTAACAGTGGTGGCTCTGGCGGTGGTGGTTCGTATAGCAGCGGGGCTGGTGCAGCAGGCACATCTGGTCAAGGTAATGCTGGTGGTTCCGGTAGTGTCAGAAGTGGTGGTGGCGGTGGCGGTGCTAGTGCCGCAGGTAGCACTGCACCGGGTGCTGACACAGGAGGTAATGGTGGCAATGGCACTGCGTCAAGCATCTCAGGCTCATCAGTAACTTATGCTGGCGGTGGCGGTGGTTCTTGTGGTAGTGGAACTTCATCTGGCGGCTCTGGCGGTGGTGGAACAGGTTCATATAGTGGTTCTAGTTCAGCGCCCGGTGGCGTAAATACTGGTGGTGGTTCTGGTGGCGCACAAGTAGTGGATTCACCAGCGGGTGGTTCTGGCATAGTAATCATTTCCTACACAAGCGCAACCCAATTATTTGGTGGCGGAACCGTTACATTTTCTGGCGGTAACTGCATCCACACGTTCACCACATCGGGAACCCTGTCGCCTTTGTCGACTCCCTTGTCAGTTAGCTACCTTGTTGTTGCTGGTGGTGGCGGCGGTGGTGGGCTTCGCGCAGGTGGCGGCGGTGCAGGTGGCTATCGCACAGGCACTGCTTCCCTTGATACCAATTCCATCTATACAGTCACTGTCGGCGCTGGTGGTACTGGTGGCAACGGAGGCGCGGCAGCATCAGGGGTACAAGGTTCTTCTTCTGCGTTTTTCTCAACCACATCCGCTGGTGGCGGTGGTGGCGCTGGCGCAAATGTAGGAGGTGGTAGCTCTGGCGGCTCTGGTGGCGGCGGCGCTGATGGTAGCGGTGCTGGTGGTTCGGGTAATACACCATCCACTTCTCCGTCTCAAGGCAATAACGGTGGTACTGGATACGAGTCTGGCAGTAACCGTGGTGGCGGTGGTGGTGGTGGCGCTAGTGCTGTTGGAGCAACCGCAACAGGCGGTGGGGCTGGTAATGGCGGCGTAGGAACTACGTCTTCAATCAGCGGTACTTCTGTAACCCGTGCTGGTGGCGGCGGTGGCGGCTCGTGGAACCTCCCAACTGGCTCTGGCGGTTCTGGTGGCGGCGGTGATGGCGGCGGTAACTCAGGCACTGCGAACCTTGGTGGTGGCGGTGGTGGTGGGAACAATAGTGGAAGTACAACTGGCGGTTCAGGTGGCTCTGGTGTAGTCATCATTTCCTACGCCGGTACGCAGCAGTTTGGTGGTGGCGTTGTCACGTTTTCGGGTAGCAACACTATCCATACGTTTACAAGCAGCGGCTACCTTGCTCCTATTAAAACTGTCAACCGTTCACTGCGGTTTCGTAATAGTGCGTCTGCGTATTTGAATCGCACTCCAGTCACTACAGGCAACCGTCAAACATTCACCGTGAGCATGTGGGTAAAACTTGGCTCTACGGGGGCAGGAACTGTTCGAGGCGCATTGTTTGGCGGCGGAAATTGTGCAACGGGAGGCGGCACTGGACTTGGTGTGCATATTCAAGGTACTAGTGAAGGTAGTCGCATCCAAGCGTTTGTTGGTGGTGGAACCACGATGCTGCTGGTTAGTTCTAACAAGTACCGTGACCCATCGGCTTGGTATCACATGGTGTTTTCGGTGGACACTACTCAATCAACGGCGGCTAATCGTTTCCGCATGTATGTCAATAACCAAGAAATTACTTCGTTTGACTCCAATACACAAATAGCACAAAACACATCACTTAATTGGAATCTATCTGGTACGGGGACATACATTGGTGCATACAACGATGGCACGCCAATCTCAACTTATTTTGATGGGTACCTGACTGAAATCAATGCAATTGATGGACAGCAACTGACCCCTTCCAGCTTTGGCGCGTACAACAGCTATGGCGTATGGCAACCAACTGTTTATGCTGGCTCGTATGGCACGAATGGGTTCTACCTGACCTTCGGCAACAACACATCGACCACCACGCTGGGCTACGACACCAGCTCTGCAAGCAACAACTGGACGACGAACAACATCAGCGTGACTGCTGGAGCCACCTACGACTCCATGCTGGATGTGCCAACGCTGACAAGCGCGACAGTGGCGAACTACGCGGTGATGAACCCATTGTCAAATATTGGCACTGGAAATTTGTATACGTTTTCCAATGGGAATTTAAGCACCACTGTTAATGTGACTACTGGTGGGAGAGGTATTGTTTCTACTTACGGAATGACTTCTGGAGCAGGAATTAAATACTATGTTGAAATCAATGTAACGGCTTTTGGTGCTTCAAATAATTCGGACTATGGAATACTGAATACAACTACAACAGTAATGACCACTGGTAGTTTTGCTGAGGCTGGCTGCATCGGTGCTTATCTGTCTAACGGATATGCAATAAGCGAAACTGGCAAAGTACTAAACAATGGGTCTACGCTTGCGTCTGGACTTGCCACGTTTGTTGATGGAGATATTGTCCAAATTGCTTATGATGGGACAAATATTTACTTTGGCAGGAACGGCACTTGGCTGAATTCCGCTGTTCCAGCATCTGGTACAGGTGGCTTTAGTGTTGCGGCAGGAACATACGCTATTGCAATGGGCGCTTCTGCAAATACAACAAAAACAGCTACTGCAAATTTCAACTTCGGTCAGCAGCCATTCACTTACACCCCACCAAGCGGTTTTGTTGCGCTGAACACCTACAACCTGTCCACGCCTACGATACCCAACGGCGCGACGCAGTTTGCTGCTACGACCTATACGGGGAATGGAACAAGCCAATCAATCAGCAATTCAGTCAACGGCACATCATTTCAGCCTGATTTTGTTTGGTACAAAGATAGAAGCGTTGCCCGTGACCACGGTTTGTTTGATGTTGCTCGTGGCGCATTGGATTTGCTTTCATCAAATACATCTGGGGCGGCAAGTTCTGTGGCTGGTACGTTGACTTCATTCAACTCAAATGGCTACTCTATTGGTAGTGCCGCCAACGCAAACGGTAGTGGTGAAACATATGTCGGTTGGCAATGGAAAGCCAATGGCACAGGCGTATCCAACACCAGCGGTTCTATCACCAGCACGGTGAGCGCCAACACTACGGCTGGGTTCAGCGTGGTGACTTACACGGGTACAGGCGCATCAGGTACTGTGGGCCACGGATTGGGTGTTACGCCCAATATGATTATTTACAAGCAACGTAGTCAAACAAGCAATTGGACGGTGATGCATTCATCATTGCCCAACATGACTTCCAACGACTTATTCTTAAACACAACTGGCGCTTTGGATACGTTGACCAACGCAGTTCCTGCTCCAACATCATCTACTTTTGGTGTTAGTCTTTCGGTTGCTGGTTCAGGACAAACTTGCGTTGCCTACGTCTTTGCCGCAGTAGCAGGGTACAGCGCATTTGGCAGCTACACAGGGAATGGCTCTACGGATGGGCCGTTTGTGTTCCTTGGGTTCCGCCCACGATTCTGGTTGGTCAAGCGCACTGATTCCTCTAATAATTGGATGCTTGAAGATACAAGCCGAGACCCAAGCAATGTGGCATCACTCAGGCTTTGCCCAGATGCAAATTACACGGAGGCTGGCACATCTGCAAACTACTTGGATTTTGTGTCCAACGGCATGAAAATCAGAACTTCGGATACGCCTTGGAATGCCAGCGGTGGAACCTACATCTACATGGCCTTTGCCGAAAACCCATTCAAGTACAGTAACGCTCGTTAAGGAGAACACATGAGCCATTTTGCAAAAGTAGAGAACGGCATCGTCACTCAGGTGATTGTTGCCGAGCAGGACTTCATCGACACTGGTGCGCTGGGCCACGGCTGGGTGCAGACCAGCTACAACACACATGGCGGACAACACCCCGAAGGTCGCCCGCTGCGCAAGAACTACGCTGGCATTGGCTACACCTACGACGAAGGCCGCGATGCCTTTATCCCGCCTCAGCCATACGCATCGTGGACGCTGAATGAGGACACCTGCCTGTGGGATGCGCCGACTGCAATGCCTACGGACGGCATGTACACATGGGATGAAGCCACTACTTCTTGGGTGGCGGTTTAAACAATGTGCGCTGGCTCATCCCCATCCTCATCCTGTCTTTGGTCTACGGGGCGACGGTCAAGCGCGAGTGCAGTGTCAGTGAGTTTGTAAACCTTGCGTACTCCAGCCATGACCCCAAGGAGCGCACAGACAAAATTTGGGGATGGTTGGAAGAGTCAGGGCCGGTATGTACCAAGGAGCAGCTAACGCTGATTTACTCTAACTTGGGTAACATACTGGGCAACGCAGACAGCATGAAGGTTCGGGCAAGGATTGAACAGCTACATGAAAAGGCAAAGTGATGGAACCAAAAGACAGGCTCATTTACATGGTCACCATGATGGTGACCGCTACCTTGTGTTCCGTGGTTGTTGTCCTTATTGCGGCGCTCGTGCATGGTTTGTTTGTGAAAGAGGTGGACAACACCAAGATTTTTGAAATCATTGGCCCAGCGTTTCAGACCATCGTGGGTGGACTCATCGGATGGCTCAGTGGCTTGAAGGTTGGTAGCCATATGGACGAAGTTAAAGTAGGAGAAACAAATGGAATGGCTTAAAACTATTGCTCCCACAATTGCCACGGCGTTGGGCGGGCCGTTGGCTGGCATGGCTGTATCTGCTGTCGCCAAGGCTATCGGTTGTGAGCCTGATGAAGTGCAAGCTGTAATCAGCAGCAACAAGCTGACCGCCGAACAGGTGGCATCTATTCAGCTTGCTGAGTTAGAGTTGAAGAAACAGGCTCAGTCTATGGGATTGGACTTTGCCAAGCTCACTGTGGAAGACAGGAAATCTGCCCGTGATATGCAGATTGCAACCAAGTCCATGCTTGTGCCATCGCTGGCAATCCTCATTGTCGGTGCGTTTATTGGTGTGGTGATAGCAACGCTGGGCGGGTTTGCCGTTATTGATTCCGTACTGGCTGGAACTTTGATTGGTTACCTGTCTGCAAAAGCCGAACAGGTGGTCAACTTCTACTTTGGCTCTTCTGCTGGAAGCAAGGAAAAAACCGAACTGCTCGCCAAGGCGGAGGCAATCAAGTGAACCTCTTCATACCCATCCTCTACATCTGTGTAAATGGAAGCTGTGCCTTCTTGCAGCAGATAACGGTGTACGCCGACGAGGATGAGTGCAAGCAGGTTGTTGCAGAGAAGAAGGAATGGTATTTAGCAAATACAAAAGCAACCGTGGACACCACCTGCATCTACGCCCCAGCCAAGGTGCTGGAGAGCAATGTCAAACCCAAGCGTAAGGAAACCATATGATTAACTCCCGCAGCCTTGATGACCTAGTACCACCCGCCAAACAGCGGGCACAGGCGTTTGTAGAAGCCGCCAAGGCTAAGGGTATTGACTTGCTGGTTACCTCCACTTACCGCGACCATGAAAGCCAAGCCGCGCTCTATGCCCAAGGCCGGACAACCCCCGGCGATGTGGTCACCAAAGCCAAGCCCGGTCAGTCTTGGCACAACTGGCGCTGCGCTTTGGATGTGGTGGCGTTGGTCAACGGCAAACCTGCATGGAGTGTCAAAGACCCCATCTGGCAAAAAATAGGTGCGATTGGCAAGTCCTGCGGTTTAGAGTGGGCTGGCGACTGGCACGAGTTCCAAGAGTTTCCGCACTTCCAGTACACGGGTGGTCTGACCATTGCCCAACTTCAGCAAGGCGCAAAGATAGCCTGATATGCCACTACAAAAAGTCATCCTCAAGCCCGGTGTAAACAGGGAGAACACCCGCTACACCAACGAGGGCGGTTGGTACGAGTCCGACAAGGTTCGGTTCCGCCAAGGCACGCCTGAGAAGATTGGTGGATGGCAGCGCATTTCAGCTAACACGTTTAGCGGCCTGTGTCGTTCCATATGGAATTGGATTACGTTGGGTTCGTTGAACCTGCTGGGTATTGGCACAAACCTCAAGTTCTACATTGAGCGCGGCGGTTCGTACTACGATATTACCCCCATCCGTACCACCAACACGCTGACCAACCCGTTTACCACCAATACGGCTACCAATACAGGTACAACCACCACAGTTTTGGTAACTGATGCTAACGGCGGGTTTATTAACAACGACTACGTTACCTTTGATGTAAGTGGCGCGGCCTCGGTCACGTTCAACGGCATCACTATCACCACCAATACGCAGTACCAAATCACGTACGTAAGTGCGTCAACATATACCATCACGGTCACGGGCACTGCGTCAGCAAGCTCTGCTGGTGGCGGAACAATCTACGCTATCTATCAAATTAACACTGGGCCGTCTTATGCAGCACCGCTGACTGGGTGGGGCGCAAGTACTTGGGGTTCCGGTTCTTGGGGTATTGGCACTGCGTCTACGGATGCTTTGCGTATCTGGAACCAAATCAACTGGGGGCAAAACCTTGTGTACGGCCCTCGCGGTGGGCCTTTGTATTACTGGGATGCTACCAAGAACGTGAACGGCTCGATTGCAACGATGACCATTGCGTCTCCCTGCGTAGTCACAGCTAACGTAAATCTTCCAGATGCAACACCAATCACTTTTTCTACTACGGGGTGGTTGCCGACTGGGTTGTTGCCGGGGGTTACGTACTACACCAAGTACCTGACTGCAAGCACATTCAACCTAGCAGCGACATCGGGTGGTGCTTCTATCAACACGAGTGGTACGCAATCTGGTACGCAGACCATCAACGCCAACGGGATACTACTGTCCTCACTGACCGGCGCAGATGGGTACACCCCGCTGTACCAGAACACGTTCACTGTTTCGGATGTCAGTCGGTTCTTGCTTGTGTTTGGTACAAACGACTACGGCAGCACAGTGCTTGACCCCATGCTTATCCGGTGGTCTGACCAAGAATCGTTGACCGTGTGGTATCCGGCAATAACCAACCAAGCGGGTAGTGTGCGCTTGTCTCATGGTTCTAAGATTGTCACCACGCTGCAAAGCCGTCAGGAGATTTTGGTTTTTACTGACCAAGCTCTTTATTCGCTCCAGTACCTCGGGCCCCCCTATGTGTGGGGTACGCAGTTGCTTGTGGATAACGTGTCTATCGCTGGGCCTAATGCCTCTGCTTTGGCTTCAGGTGTTACCTACTGGATGGGCGTGGACAAGTTCTACAAATACGATGGACGGGTTCAGACCCTGCGTTGCGACCTGCGTCAGTACATCTACGACAACATTAATCCACTCCAGTACGACCAAGTTTTTGCCAGCACAAATGAAGGTTTTAATGAAGTCTGGTTTTTCTACTGCTCACAAAACAGCAACACCATCGACAAGTACGTCAGCTACAACTACGCAGAAGACCTGTGGCAGTATGGCTCTATGGCCCGTACTGCTTGGCTGGATACCGGCTTGCGTAACTATCCAATTGCAGCTACCTACAGCTACAACATCGTGAACCACGAATACGGGGTAGACGACAATGAAACGGGCACAACGCTGCCCATAGCGGCATCCATCACATCTGCCCAGTACGACATTGGGGATGGGCACAACTTTGCGTTTGTGTACCGGATGTTGCCTGACCTGACATTCCGTGGGTCTACGGCGGGAACTACACCGCAAGTGACCATGTACCTGCAAGGGCTCAACAACTCCGGCTCAGGCATTACGCAGACCGGTAACGCCAATGTGGTCAACACAGGTACTGCTCCATCAGTCATCAACGTAGACCAATTCACCGGACAGGTTTACATCCGTGTCCGTGGTCGCCAGATGCAAATGCAGATTACCTCCAACACAATCGGGACGCAGTGGCAGCTTGGTGCTCCTCGGGTTGATATCCGGCCCGATGGTAGAAGGTAAATATGGGACAAAAAAACGTAGTTGCCCCCCGACTCCCTGCCGCGCCAATGGAGTACGACCGTCAGGCTATGAACGAGATTTTTCGGGTTCTTTCGATATACTTCAGGCAATTGGACAACAACGGCCCTATAGCTATCAGCACCCAGCGAAATGGCACAGATGTTGTTGCGGCATTGAGCGCCCCACCTACAGGCAATACAACGGTTCCCAGCTTGCCAACACAGGCAGATTTGGCCAGTTTGCGGGTTGGAGACATCTACTACGACACAAGCGCAGGTAACGTACTAAAGGTAAAAACATGAGCCTCCAACTCACCGCCAAACACCTAGCTGCCCACGGGCGTGGTTCTGACACTACGCTTGTTCACATGGCCCCCAAGGAAGTGGCAAGCCTGCAAGCACTAGCCCAACAACACGGGGGTTCCCTGACTACTAACCCACACACTGGACTGCCTGAAGCTGGGTTTTTGGAAAGTCTGCTGCCTATGGCTCTAGGCGCTGGGGCGATGATGTTGCCCGGTATGCAGGGTATTGGTGCTGGGTACGTTGGCGCTGGTCTTGGTGCAATAGAAGGTCTTCGTACTGGCAGCTTGAAGCAAGGCTTGATGGCTGGACTGGGCGCATATGGCGGCGCAAGCATGGCGGGCGGACTCTTGGGTTCGGGTGCTATGGCGGGTGTTGAAGGGGGCCCAGAACAAATGGCGCAACTACAGCAGCAGCAAGCCATAGCTGCCGACAAAGCAACACCAATATTAGACCGGCAAATAGCTGAACGACAAGCGGCTGCACTATCTAAGTCAATTGAAGCGGCGCAAGCAAAAGCCCTTGCTGATAATGCAAGTAAAGGCTTTATGGAAGGTTTGTCCTCCAATTTTTCTACTGCTGGTAAAGGATTAACTGGCGGTTTTGGTAATTTTTCCAATAGCGTGGGCATGGTTCCCGGTTCTATTGGGCTCAAAACCGCTCTGGGCGCGTCTGCAATCCCTGCTGTTATGGGTGCTTACGAAGATAGTAATAGTGGTGTCCCCGCACAGAAGACATCGGACTCAGACCGTGGCGCGTACGCTAATTCGGGGGCTAAGTTCAACCCCAATTGGGTTGGGCCGTACGAAAGCAAAGTGCGTGGTGGTGAATACACGTACGCCCGTCCGTACTATGGCGCTGAAGGCGGTGCGGTTGGTATGGCAGATGGTGGTGTAACTGGTATGGCTATGGGGGGCATACCCCAGCGCGATGTTTACCAAGAGTACATGGACTACTACAACAATGCTTTCCCTCCTTTGAGCAAAGAAGCCACTACGGTAACACCATTCAAATACCCTACTTCTACCCCTGCTGCCCCTGCCCCTGCACCAGCAACACCTTTCCTTGAAACGCCTGCGCGGGGAAATAGTGGTGGGAAGAATGCGCCGGTATCTCCAGAACCAACAGGTTGGTCTGATGAAGAACTGTCAATAATGGCAGGGGATAACCCACTTTACAGTGGTATTACTCAGTACGCAACGTCGCCGTATTCATACCTAGGTATGGGGTTAAGAATGATTGCCCCAGAAGCTACACAAAACCGTTATATGGCAGCGCAAGGTGTTAACCCTAATGCAGTAAAACGGTTTAACAACTACATAGAAGGTAATGAAGCAAGGATTAAAAACCTTGAAAACACGTTTGGCCCAGACTCTGATTCTGTTACAAAAGCCATAACTGACCCAAATGGCAAAGTATCAGATGGAAGCATAAATGACCCCAATCGTTGGGGAAGTGAAACCGGCCCTACACTAGCCCAAGTTGCGCAAGCAGCGCAAGCAGCAAAAGATGCTCAAACTTCAGGAGTAAGCCCAACAGCGGTTGGGGGTTTTGCTAGTAAAGCAGCGCCAATAGTGGCAGCGGCAAATGCAGCAGCAAACAGTGTGTATGGGAACAGTGCGCCAAGCGGCCCTGCTAATGATGGACGAGCAGACCCAACTGGAGTTGGCGGGACTAGTTACGGGGAAGTTGCCAAAGGTTACACAGGGGGTAGTGAAGCTGCTACTGGTGGCCTCTCTACTCTCCACGGTTTTGAACACATGGCCCGTGGTGGTAATGTGCATGGCAATTTGCGCCCTCCACATCCGTTTTTCCAAAATGGTAAATACAGCTTTCATCCTGCGCAAATGTATGCGGACGGTGGAATTTCTGATACCTACAACCTAGGTTCTTACTCCGATGGTGGGCGGTTGCTCAAAGGCCCCGGTGACGGTGTGTCTGATTCCATCCCTGCCACTATTGGTAAAGGCCAACCGGCCCGCCTTGCAGATGGTGAGTTTGTGATTCCAGCCCGTATCGTGTCTGAGATTGGCAATGGTTCCACGGAAGCTGGAGCGCGTAAGCTGTATGCCATGATGGACAGAATCCAAGCTGGGCGCAAGAAGTCTGTTGGTCGGGGAAAAGTTGCCGTAAATAGCCGTGCAGATAGGTACTTACCCGCATGAACTACACCATCCAACAGGAAAACTTCAAGACTACTTATCCAGAACTTGAACCCCTGTACCGGCAGCACTATGCCGAGATGGTAGAACGACTTGCTGGGCAGGGGGTGGAATATTCCCCTTATAACCCACGGTTACATGAATATGGTGAGTCATGTGATAAAGGTTATTTGTTGACCTTTGTACTTCGGTGCGATGGAATTGCATGTGGATACATCAATGTGTACATCACCAACGACATGCATAACCATGATTTAGTTGCACAGGAAGATACAATCTTTGTGGTAAAAGAACACCGTAATGGTGTAGGCAAAAAACTAGTCCAGTTTGGGCTTGATGAGTTAAAACGTCGCGGTGTAAAGCGATTGCTTGTTTCAGCTATGACAGATTTGCGGGTAGCCAAATTATGGGGCCGGATGGGCTTCAAAGAGGTAGCTACGCAGATGATGTACACCTTCTAGGACAAAACCATGTGTGGAAATTCACAACCATCAGCACCTACAAGTTCGGGGACTACGATATCCGAATTGCCTGACTGGGCAAAGGGCTATGCCAAGGACACGCTGGCTAAAGCAGGTCAACTGACCGACATTAATGCCAATCCGTACAAGACATACGAAGGACAGCGCAATGCTGAACTTGCCCCCATGCAGATGCAAGCAATGCAGGGTGCGGCAAACATGTCTGCTGGGCCTGAAGCGTTTAGCCAAGGTGTTAGCGCCTACATGTCTCCCTACATGCAGAACGTGGTGGATATTGGGAAGCGTGAAGCTGCACGGCAGTCGGGCATTATGGGTACGCAGCAGCAAGCACAAGCTACTCAGGCCGGTGCGTTTGGCGGTAGCCGTGATGCCATCCAACGTGCAGAGCGTGAGCGTAATCTTGGGCAACAGATGAGCGACATCCAAGACAAAGGGATGCAGTCTGCGTATGACCAAGCGGCTAATCAGTTCCGTCAGGGTATCACCCAAGGCATGGACGTTAACAAGTTACAGGCTGGCTACGGTGGCATGCAGCAGGCCCAAGTGCAGAAAGAACTTGACACACGATACGGTGACTTTGCCAACCAGATGAACTACCCATACAAGCAGTTGGGTTTCATGTCTGACATGATTCGTGGCTTGCCTGTCGGCACATCGTCTGCGACTACGCAGTACCAAGCCCCCGGAAGCATGCTTGGACAACTTGGTGGTCTAGGTGTCACTGCGATGGGCTTGAGCCGGTACATGGCTGACGGCGGGGAAGTGCATGGATATGCTGGCGGTGGTAGTGTGGGCGCAGATGTTGAGAACGAGTCCAATATTGCAGCCATCATCCATAAGTTACCTGATGCGGAGTTACAGAAAGCTGCGCAAGCTGCGGCACAACGTGGTGATAAAGAAGAACTACGGCTCATTGAGGATGAGCTTGCGATGCGGGCTTCCTTGCATAGTGGGGTAGCCAGTGTAGTTCCGTCCAGCATGATGGGTATGGCTGATGATGGTGGTGATGTACCGGCTGGGGCTAACGGCGGCATTGTTGCGTTTGGTGAAGGTGGTTCCCCCGCAAGCCGATGGGTTGGCAGTAAGTTAGATGACCTGAAAGAGTGGAATAGGAAACAGCACGAGCGGGACATGATTGAAGCCCAACATGGATTCAAAGCCAGTGGGCTAGGCGTTTTCTCAACGCAGACTGACGAGGAACGCGCAAATGCAAAAAGGATTATGGATGCGGTAAATAACGGGGACTTGACCCTTGCGCAACTGCAAGCAATTAGGGAAAAAGGTATCGGGGGATTGCCCGCTGCCGCTGCCGCTGCCGCATCTTCTACAGGCCCCACAAGCCAAAGACCCGCAGGGGACAGTAGCGGGTTTAAAGCGTACGTACCTCCGGGGCAACAAGCGGCTGCACCTGCGGCTGGCGGTGGTGGTGGTAAAGGTAAGCCAAGTGCTGCTATCTCAGACAACCTGCACCCTGCCATTGCTGCGACTGTGGATAAAGCCCTAGCGGATATGGCTGCGAGCGGTAAGGTGGACTCTGGTTCGCTTCAAGACAACATGAAGAGCATATACGACATGATTTCACAGGGTAACGGTGACATGTTGCAGAGCCTTAAAGACCAGATAACCCAAGGTGACCAACAGGTTGATGAAACCAAAGGCCATGCACTGGGCAACATCCTTATGGCCTTCGGGGCTAACTGGGCAGCTAATGCATCCAAGCCCGGTTCTACAGCTTTAGGGTCAGCGGCAGGGGCAGCACCAGCGGCTCAGCAAGAGATGGCTACCCAAGACAAGATTTTGCGTGATATGCGCGATGCGCAAAACAAAATCAAGACGGACTTCACCAAGTTCCAAATCAGTCTCAAGAAGGATGACCAAAAGACTGCGCTTACGGCAGCGCAAGACATGGCACGGAATGAACTCCTTGCTGCTCAACTTAGGGAACAGGCTGCTTTCCACGGCGGTTCTATTGCCTTGGAAGGGAAAAAACTTGAAATGATGGCTGCTGATGCCAAAGCAACTGCGGATTACCGGTTGCAAGAACTTGGTATTCATGGGGCACAAGCAGCCAATCAAAGCCGTAGGATGGACATATACGAAAGAGATGCAGCTACAAGAGAACAGGCAAATAAAGCTAGATTGGCAGCGGTGCAGCGTAACCTTGCAAATGACTTTGATAAAAACCCAAATAATTCCAGTAAATTACGGGAATACCAAAAGACAATGGGGCCGTTGCAGGCTGACCAAAGGTATAAAGCTGAAAGAAATGCTTATGTAACGGAGAACATGGGCCCATACCTTTCCGGTGGGGCGGGAATAAGTTCGACAAGTCGTTATCCTAGTGCAGATAGCCTTTTGGATTAAGCCATGCTCATTACCCTACCAAAACTGGGGCCGGTTAACTTTAGGGATGACCTAAGCCCGCAGGAGTTTGATGCACAGCTACAGCGGCTTGCTCAAAAGTATGACTTCAAGATTCCTAAGCGCGAGATGGGGCTTATGGAAATTGCCAAGCAGGGCGCAGCGCGTAGCTTGGGGGAAACTGGCATTGGTATCACGGACACGCTGCCCGCTATGGCGGCTAGTGCGCTTGGGTTTGATGACTACGCCAAGAAGAAGATGGCGCAAGCACAAGAAGAACGTGCTGCACTGCAAGAGAAATACCCTACCCGTGTAGCTTCGTACAAAGACATCAGCAGTCCAAGGGAAGCCTTAGAGTACGGCGCTGAAACACTTGGTGAGTTATTGCCTAGTGTTGGAACTGCACTCATTCCCGGTGTAGGTCTTGAAGCCGCAGGGGCTAGGCTAGGTGCATCTTCCGCTGCCAAAGTCGCTGCTGAACGGGGTCTGGGTGAAGTTGCTGCCAAAGCGTTGGTGGAAAAGGGTGCGCAAAGTGCTGGACGTATTGGGCAAGTTGGTGGCTTGTACCTTGGTTCCGCAGCGCAGAACGTGCCTGATGTATTTGAAGGCATCTATCGGGAAACCGGCAAACTTGAGCCTACGATTGCTGCCTTGGCTGGTGGTATCAGTTCCGTGCTGGACACTGCATTGCCTGAACACATCCTTGGTAATCTAGGTAAGTATGGCAAGTTAAAGGCTGTCGAGGCAATTGCCCGTAGCACTGGTGCAGCCCCTAGCGTGTGGAAAACCATTGGTAAGGAAGCAGCCAAGTCCGCAGCTATAGAAGGCATAACCGAGACTGCCCAAGAAGGTATTTCAGCGTATGCCGAGCAAGTTGCCGGTAGTACAAAAGGTTTGTTCAGCCCTGAGAACATGGAGCGGTACAAAGAGTCGTTCATCAAAGGGGCAATTGGTGGTGGTACGTTTGGTATCCCCGGCGGTGTGTCGCAAGGCTTTGCGCAGAAGGGTGAGTTCAATAGGAAGCAGGCTGAACAAGCTGCTGCGCAACAACCCGTTGTGCCACCTGAAGAACAAGGCCCACAGGGTGCGGCCCAAGGGCCAGTCCCCCCACCACCTCCACCCCCGTCTACCTATCTGAACGATACGGACAAGACCAATCCTACGTCTGCCGCTGCATTGGCACAGATGCGCAAGATGGTCACCGACAACCCTAATATCTCAGAACAAGAGCTTGTTCAGGCTATCGCGGAGAAGAACAACATCGTCCCTGATATCCGGTTTGCACAAGAAGCCAAGCTGCTGGGGCCTGAGACTTACCTGAAGGGTTCGGAGAAGAACAACCCCATCGTTACCTCTGCCATTACGCAGATGCAGGGGTTGCTGAAAGACAATCCAGCCTTAACTGATGTGGAGTTAGTAGAAGCATTCAAGGCGGCTTCAGGCCACACTGTTGATGTCCGCTACGCTAAAGAAGCTAAACTTCTTGGCCCTACACCTGAGACTGGAGTAAGCAATGTTGCAGAACCTAGAAGTGAGCCAAGTGGAGCAAGCGTTGCTGTGGTTGACGCAGCCAGAACTGGAGCCCCCGGAAGTGTTGCGACACCTGAACGAAATGGAGTGGTTCCTGCTGAGCCGAATGCTGGAGTGCCTGATGCTGGAGAAGCACCAAAGCCCCCTACATTAAGGAAGAAAAAGGAAGCACCAAGTGTCACTACGCCCACTGAAACCGTCCAAGCAGAAACGCAAGGACAACAAGCACCCGCAGCCACAACTACCGTCACCCCTACAGCCGAGCCAAAGGTAGAGCCAAAGATAGAACCGGCTCCTACGCCAACCCCTGCACCCGTGCCCGTAGCGGCAAAGGTAGAGCCAAAGGTAGAGCCAAAGGTAGAGCCAAAGGTGGAAGCGCCAAAGGTAGAGAAACCCAAAGCTGAGCCCAAGACAGAAGCTAAAGTAGAGCCCAAAGCAGAAGAACCCCAGTACGGTGCGTCTTCAAAGGACTTGCTTGCTCAGAAGTTTGAGGATGACCTCAATGTTGTCCATGAGAAGTTAGGCAAGAAAGGCAAGCTGACCGAGCAAGAGAACGCCGCGAAATCGTATTTCGGTAAGGTAGTGCCTGAACTTGCCATTCGTTCTATAGCGAATGATTTGGTACATCAAAGTACCCCATACAGAAACGCTAAAATGAAGGCGTTTGAAAAGTCTGCTGAAGGCCCAGAACCTACTTTCCACACACCGGAAGAAGCTGCTTTTTTTAAAGGGCAAGGCGGTGGCAAGGCTAAACTGGCTGAAAGCTGGGTACGTGAAAACCTGTCTCCTACAAGCATTAAGCACTTGGATGACCACATCAAACTGTACGAAAAGGAAAAGGCTGGCTCTGCTGCGTTCTCCAAGAAAATAAACAAACAACAGAATATCAAAGCTGCTTCTGAAGAACAGTTCAAGGAAGAAAACCGCGCCGAAGGTAAGACGGGCGAGGGTACGGATGTCAATGAGAACCGCGCTAAAAGAGACGCGATGATGGACATCAAACTTGACCTTGGTACTACACAAGGCAAGCGGGCCAAAAAGAACCAACGGGAAGCTGCCAAGAAACTGATGAAAACCCCTATGGGTTCGGAGTTCCTTGAGATGGATGAAGTTGCAGATACGGATGCCGTGCTGTTTGCCTCGCCCGAAGTTGCCAGCATGCATGACTTACCGCATCCTGTTGTTGATGCTGCCTTGCGTCGCGGTGATTTGGTTGGCGCTCTACAACTTCTTGGCGAGTCTGAATCTTCAGACTTTGTGTCACGTGTGGCAAGTACGCTCGCTAAATACATTGGTGATACGAAGATTGAGTACGGGGCCAAAGAGTCTAAGTTTGACCCCAAGACGAACACTATCTCCTATCGGGAGAACGCCACTGAGTACGAGATATTGCACGAGGCTACCCATGCCGCCGTGTCGCACTTCTTGGCTAATCCTTCTCACCCAGTTACCAAGCAACTGCAAGCCTTGTTCGATGAAGTCAAGGGCAGGATTGACGGTGCGTATGGCGCAAAAGATTTGCAGGAGTTTGTTGCCGAGGTCTGGAGTAATAAGGACTTCCGTCAGCAACTGAAAGAGATGCCATCGGCAACTCCTAAACTGTCCATGTGGGACAAGGTTTTGAATGTGTTCCGTAGGATGTTAGGGTACGCCCCCAAAGCCGAGTCTGTGCTGGACAAGACGGATGCCTTGATTGACCAAATCATTGGCCCAGCGCCTGAGTT